GCGCACACCAAATGCGAATGATTCTCATTCGCATTTGGAAAAAATCACAAAAAAAAAAAAAAAAAAAAAAAACCCGCCGAAGCGGGTTATCTTATTTTTAATAATTATCGGTTACCCTGTTATCATATTATCAATCATATTATTAAAATCAGCAAAGCGCATTTTTACAGTTTGCATATTTTCAAAACGCTCAATTGCATAAAATTTGCCAACCTTGGGGCGATTTTTCTTTTCATTATCAGCACAAATTGCAGTAGAAAATTCTACCAAATTGCCCACGTGGGCAAATGCAATTGTGGTTTTTTCCGTTTGAGCAAATTGCACATGGGGCATAAATTTAATCATCCTTTTCAGTGCAGTTTTTTGTGCTTTGGTGAGTTTAGAATTCGATTGCATTTTAGTTTCCTTGAAAAATTAAATTATACCACATAATCGTGGCCGAAACCCCGATTAGCTTACATGGGCTTAGAATTAGCCAATGCAGAGAAAATTTTAGCCAATGCCGTTTTATTTGCTTTGGTCAAAGATTCAATTTCGGATTCGGTCATATTCAGAACCGCGCCGATTGCATCGGCAACAGCGTCTTTTTTCACAACCGCTTCGCCAGTTTTTGAAACGTAGGTTTTTGCCACATAGACTTTTTCGCGTGACAATTTAGCCACAATCGAACGAACCGACTTGCCCAAATTTTCGGCAATTTGTTCAACAGTTACACCCGCCTGATAATCGGCAACAATTGCGAGAGTTTGCTCTGGAGTGTAGTTTACAGTTTTTGCAGTCATTTTCAAAACCCTTTCAAGGTTAATTGCGTTTTAGAAGATTCTATTATAGCAGAGTTTTGGGATTTGTCAATAACCTATTTTTTGTGGGGTTATTGCAAGTTTTCCGGTTTTCCCTGCCATGCCTGAATTATAGCACACAATTGCCCCAAAATAATGTCCCTACAAAAAATAAGTTATTAATAAAAAGCTTGACACGGGCCAAAATTATGTGGTATAATTTTGGCGCCTCAAGTGTTGCGTTTTTACAACAATTTTTGGCGCGCCCACGCCTTATTGTAACACACTTTTTTGTGGTTTTTTTTTTTTTGCACAAACACAAAAAATAAATAAATAAATTTCTTGACACGCCCCAATTATATGTTATATAATTGGCGCCCGGTGTTGTAAAAAAACAACACCCAAATGTTTCACGTGAAACAAAAAAAAAAAGCCCCGAAGGGCGTTTTTTATTTAATTATCTTAAATACGGGTTTAGGTATTTCTATTTCTATAGATAATGGATTATCTGCAATTTCATAAAAATCTATTTCAATACCCCCAGTCGCAATATCTTCTATACATTGAATATACCCCTCAGATATTGCATTAGCTACACAATCTTCTATAGTATCGCCTAAAATAAATCGGCTACGCATTAGCATAATAAACATTTTATATTCTCCAATTAATAACCCCGAAGGGCTTTTATTTATTTTGCAACAAACCAGTTTTTGGTTTGAAAATCGCGCCAGTTATAAGGCTTGACGTTATCTTTCCAATTGCGTTTTTTGATAATGGCTTTCAAAATCGGTAATTCAAAATCTCGCGCATCTTCAAGGGCAGTATGCGGTTCTTTTACAAATTCACCATTAATAAAACCACAAACAATTTCAGCGTTAGTTTGAAAGGTCATATTACCTTGCGCCGTGGGTTTATTAAATGCGTGATTATCAAGAGCAAATTGTCGAAAATCTTTTTTGTTACAGATATTACCAACAGACGCAGACCACAAACAAAATTCAGAATTAAAACCCGACAAATCAATTCCAGTATTAAGGCATTTTGATTTATCAAATGCCAGATTATACGCAGTCAAATCAGGGTTATATTTGCCGATTGCCTGATTAATCCATTTGTTGATTGCCGAAACTGAAGCAACCATGCGAGTGCCTGATTCTAGCATATTGGCATAATTTGCTTTGCGTTTTTCCAAACCCGCATAACCCCAAATATCATTGGCCGCTTTATCGTGGAATAATTCGTGAGTGCCATAATGACCCGCAACCAAAACCGCGCATTGGTTATAAATTTTGCCTTCACGGTCAACGATAATGATTGCAAAATCTGCAACAGTATCCGCCATTGTGGTTTCTGTATCGAGAATCGCAAAGAATTGTTTTTTAGCCATTTTGTATTCAATTACCGGAACCGCCGGAATTTCGCGGGTTGCGCTTTATTGCGTCAACAGAGTTATTATACACCAGAAAACCGGAAAATTCCGATTTTCTGAAAATTATTTTTAGTGACCTTGCACCGAAGGGATATAAACCCCGCAAATGTTGAAACGATCACAAACCGCTTTCAGATAACTTACATTGTCCTCATAAAAAACAAATTCAGCGTTTTTGAAATTTATCAAGTTAAAAAACTTTGCCAAGCCGTTGATTTTAAGGGTTTTCCCTGATTGTGAATCACCTTCTTTGCGTGAAATAAAATAATCGGGATTGCCTAAAATTTCAGCAACAAATCTCCAGTCTGGTTCGTTCATTACCCGCGCAGTGGCAATAATAACGTAACATTCAGGGTCGGCCAAATCAGCCGCATATTGCGTATATAATGGCAACAATTTATCTTGCATTGCCAAGCCTTGATTTTCTCTCCAAAAATCAAGGTCGATTCGTTCGCCTGATTCGTCAACGATTGTACGATAACGCGCGCTTGAATCGACAATCGTGCCATCCATATCATAAATTGCAACCCGTGTGATTTTAGCCATTTTGTAAACCTTGTTTGTTTGTTGGTATGGATAGATTATAACGGGTTTTTTGGGCTTGTGCGGGTTTTTTGAAAAAATCTTGATTGTTTTTTCCTATTGTCCCGATAGAAAAAATCAATCGAAAAACCCTTGACACGGCCCAAAATTATATGTTATAATTTTGGCGCAAACTGTTGTTTAAAAACAACAGTTGTTTCACGTGAAACAGTATAAACTGTTTACACCGTTTCAAATATAGTTTACCAAACCCAAAATATTTGCCAAAAGAAAAACGCCTTGTAGGGCAATGTAATTCTTTTGTTTTAAACGTATTGCCGAAAAGAGCAAACAAATTGACGACAAAAAGAAAAAAGGATAGCCATATTGTCCGAATTTTGTGGCAACCAAAAAAGCCCCAATAATTCCTGCAATGGTTCCAATGGTTTCAAATGTTTTTGTCATCTTAAATTTCCAGTGAGTGATATTTGTTTGGTTCAAGCCCTAATTCTAACATGATTTCAGCCCATTTTTTGCCATGACCACAATTTTTTTCGCTTTTACCAAAAATATTAAAATCGGCTTGATGTGCAATTTCATGCGGTAAAATAACGCGTATCATTTCCGCATGGTTATTTGCAAAAAATTTGTGGGCAATGTGTATGCGGTTTTCTGTTTGATAGCATTTGCCAGCGGTACGGGTAAGCCGATTGCATAAGACAATTTTAGGCGGGTCAAATCGTACCAATTTTGAATACGATTCAGCCAAGCCCGACCAAATCGCATCAGTGGTTTTTTCTAGAGTGTAGATTAGCGTTTTCATGTGTTAAATTATACCCCAAAAAATCCCCGAATAGTGTTGTTTTTTAATGACCCTACAAAAAATAAGTTATTTATTTTTCTTGACACGGCCCAATTTTATGTGATAAAATTGGCGCCTCCAAATGAGAATGATTCTCATTTGGAAAACTGTTTATACAGTTTGCCAACCTTCTGCAATCTTTTGCTCAGGTGTCATTGCATCAACAAAATCGCAAAGGCTATCATATTGTTGTTGCAAAAATTCGCGGGAATCCCATTCTTCTAGCGTCCAATGTCTTGGCCTAATACCATGCACATCTTTATAAAAATCCCATAATTCCCATTGCAAGTCAAACAATTTATTGTTTATCATTCTGCGTCATCCTCAGAAAAGAATTGTTCCAATGCGCCGCGATATTCGGCCATGTTGTTAAATTGTAGGCCGTGACGATCACAAAAGCGATGGAAACGGGAGATTTGTTCAGGAGTGTATTGTTTGTTCATGAGTTTATTATATCACAGTTTAAAAGGTAGGGGCAAAGCCCCTACATTGTTCAGGCCTTTTCAGCCTTGATGAAGTCAGCAATTGCCTTAAGCGCAACCTTGTTGGCCTTGGTCAGCGATTCGGTATCAGCCTCGCTCAAGCCCAATGCCTCGCCAATGTAATCGGCAACAGTATCCTTTTTGATAACGGCTTCGCCCGTCTTGGTTGCATACGTCTTGGCAACGTATACCTTTTCACGCGACAGCTTGGCAACAATGCTTCGCACAGATTTGCCCATAACTTCCGCCAATTTTTCCACCGATTGGCCGGCGGCATATTCTGCCAGCATCATAGAGGTTTGCTCAGGAGTATAGTTTACAGTTTTTGTAGTCATCTTAGTTTCCTTTAAGTTAAGCGTTAATTATATCACGGTTTCATGTTATAGAAGTATACACACACGGGGCCAAAGGTTATTGCAGCAAATAAGACGGCTTGTGCTAATTGAGTGGTAAATTGTTTCATGTTAGTCTTTTGTTGCTATGTATAAATTATAATGCAATTTGAATACCCTGTCAAACAGTAGGGTTATTAAACCTTGTTGAGTGTAGGGGTATTATTGTGTGTGCGATAGTTAAAGGCTATCGATAGCTAAAACCTATCGATAGCGTGGGCCTATTACCATAGGGGGGTTAATAGACCCACGCTATCGCACACGCCTGGTGGCCCACCCACACGGCCTATCTATTAAAAATATCCAAAATCATTACGGTGCCTAAACCGCAGCAAGCCATACAAACGCAAAAGCCACCTAAGTTTTACCTTAGGTGGCTTTTGTTTAACGCATTACTTCGCCGTCAAGCTTGTAAATCTTTACATAAGTGTGAAAGTCTTTACGCAATTTCTGATCGTAGTAAGCCCAAGCAGATTGGTCGGTCTCGAATCTAACGTATCGAATCATTCCAGGTGACTTGTCTGTTTGAAACTCTAAAATATAATTGGTCATAGTTTTTCCTTTTTACAACTCTAACACGCTTGTTGGAGTTGTAGTTATTATACACGGTTTACCATGCAAAGGCAATTGTATTTTTTGTGAGTGGGTACTAAAATTACAACTGGACGAGGCGGTGGTTATAATGATATACTCACCCTAAAGGATATCCTTATGACCCAAAATTTACCCGCTGAAACCATCCGTGTAGCGCCGGAATTTTTAGAAGTTGCCAACTGCTATTTACAAGTGCACGATCCCAAAAAAGTCGCTGACGAACTTGACCTACCCGTGGACACTGTCACCGAAATCTTAAAGCGCCGTGAAGTTAAATCGTATATTGACTCGGTGTTTTTTGATACTGGATACAACAACCGCTTTTTAATGCGACGTGCAATGGATGCCGTAATCAAGCAAAAGTTTCAAGAACTAGAAGAAGCTCAAGCTGGTTCCAGCAAAGACATTTCGGAACTATTAATGATGTCACATAAAATGGCCATGGACTTGCTTGACCGCGAAATTCAATTGGAGAAAATCCGTAGTGGAACTGGCCCTCAAAAGCAAGTAAACGTGCAAATCAACGACGGGTTAGGTGACTCCAAGTACTCGCAGCTGGTACATAAACTGATTTCGGGAGAAGGCGTTTAATGTTAGAAACAATTTGTGAAGTTATGCTGGATGCTTACCAGCGCAATTGGATTACTAGTCGTGATGGTAATTGTTCAATTCGCCACCACGACCGCGATCACTTTTATATTACACCATCGGGAACACGCAAACAAACACTTCAACCAGACCAGTTTAAAAAGATTGGTTTAGTGGATTCAATAAGTGCAGTACCGCCGTTTTTAACCCAATCGTGGGAAGTTCTTGAATATACTGATATTTCAAAAAATTTAACTCCATCGGGTGAGCTGCCGCTGCATTTTGGCTTACAAAAGGCACTAGGTCAGCATTCTACGGACACGCGCGTGGTTGTGCATGTGCACCCTACTTACTGCATTGCAGCTATGCATCGTGGCATTGACTTATCAACCATTTCGCAAAGCTTTCCAGAACTAAATCGTTATACCCATGTTGCACCCACTGTAGGTGATGTGGCACCAATCTCGCAAGAACTAGCTGATCAGTGTCACCAAAACTTGGGCTTGGATTCTGTGGGCAATATCCAGTACGACATTGTTGGTATTCGTGGTCATGGTGTGGTTGCCGTAGATACATCACCGTGGCGTGCGTACGAGCATATAGAGCGTTTAGAGCACATCTGCAAGATTGTTTTAGCATCGGGGGTTCGCTAATGTTAACTATTTCCCGTCCGGACGTTAACTGTGACGTTATCCAAGAGTTCCCAGCTGATCGTCGCTTTATTAAGCTGCCTATTGTAAACTATCTTAAGCTCTTAGATATTTACGATACTATTAACCGACCCCAAATCGCACTAATCAACGCTGTTAACGACCCTAAATACCGTTTTGTTTGCGCTGCACTTGCCCGGCGTTTAGGTAAAACTTATATTGCTAATGTAGTAGGTCAATTGGTAACACTAGTTCCTGGTTGTAATGTACTAATTATTTCACCTAACTATAACCTCTCCTCAATTTCATTTGAACTACAACGTAAACTAATCAAGCACTTTGACCTAGAAGTTGCACGTGATAACTTAAAAGATAAAATTATTGAGCTATCAAATGGATCGACTATTCGTATGGGTTCGCTATCAACAGTTGACTCAACTGTTGGTCGAAGCTACGACCTAATTATCTTTGACGAGGCCGCACTTGGTGAAGGTGGCGAAGCTGCATTTAACGTTGCACTACGTCCAACACTAGACAAGCCTAACTCAAAAGCTATTTTTATCTCTACTCCTCGTGGTCGCAACAACTGGTTTTCACAGTTTTGGAATCGCGGATTTGATCCCAACTTTCCTGAGTGGGTTTCACTGCAAGCTGATTATTCAGAGAACTTACGCATGGCCGAGTCTGATGTAGCCGAAGCACGTCGATCAATGTCAAAAGCTGAATTTGAACAAGAATACCTTGCCAGTTTTACAGTGTTTGAGGGTCAAATTTATAGTCTAGCTGAAACTGATGTATGTGAGCCGCCTCCAGACTTGGTGGGTGAGTCTATTGCAGGTTGCGACCCCGGGTACCGTGATGCTACATCTTTTTGCGTTTTAGTTTATGATCAAGTAACAGACTGGTTTTGGATTGTGGATGAGTATTTAGAATCCGAAGCAACTACTGAAGCACACGCAGCTAAGTTTCAAGAATTAATTTCAAAGTGGGGTGTTGAAAGTATTTTTATTGACTCGGCTGCTGCACAGTTTGCCTCAGACTTGGCGTATATGTACAATATTGCTAGCATTAAAGCTAAAAAAGACGTACTACCCGGAATTGCGTATGTGCAAACATTGGTAGCACAAGGTCGTTTAAAGGTTGCACCACATTGTGTGCATAGTCGCGCAGTGTTTGACCAGTACCGCTGGGATACAAAAGAAGGACTACAACGTGAGCGTCCAAAACATGACGAGTACTCGCACATGGCTGATGCTATACGTTACGCGCTTTATACATATACCTTATAATTAAAAAGTCGGTCCCACAAACTAAAGTTTTGTAGCCGCTTTAGCTCACGGTGGTAGCGACTACACTCGTTGTTTAACTGAGTGTTTTCACTATCAAGATGCTCGTTCATATAAGCTAGTTGATTGTTGGTTTCTTGCCAGCCTTCTGGTGTTTTAATTCCGCGTGTTTCAAGCTCTAAAACGTCGCTTTGAGAAAGCTCAAGTTCTTGTTGTAGTTCACCAAGTTTTTTACA